AATTACAAGATAGAAACCGCGTTTGATCCATGTAGTTATCCTGGTGTAAAATGTAAATTTTATTATAATAATATAGATGATGTTGAACAAAATGGAATTATTAGTAGTCAAGATTGCAATTTGAAAATGTCAGAATTAGGAAGTAACAAAAAATATACGGAAGTTTCCTTCATGATTTTTAGAACAGGTAGTTGTTTAATTGTTGGAAACTGTACAGAATTTATATTGGATACAGTATATAAGTTTATTAAAAGTATTTTGTTGCAAGAATATCCCAATATTCATATTCAGAACGAAGAGCCTACTGAAAAAATTAAAAAGAAGAAAAAAAGAAAGAAAACTATTGAAGTAACAAATGATTATTATCAAGAAAGCGTACTGTCAAAAAAAATTAACTGACTAACCACTTAATAAATTGCTTTATATTTAGCTTTTGATATTTTTCTTTTAATAACTCTTTTTCAATAGTGAATTTTTTTATAAAAAAACTCTCGTTTAATTCTTTAATCTTATTTTTTTTATTAATTTCAATAATTTCTTTTAATGCAATTTTATAGTCTGAATAATCAAATGAAAATTCTTGATGTATATATTCTAATAATAACAATAAATGGTCATTTTCTGAAAGAAAATACCATGTTTCGAAAAATTTCTGAGTAATATCTAGTCTATTTTGATTAGTAATGTAATTATTATCCCAATAAAATAATACATCCGCTGTCTTTTGCAAGTCTACAAATAATGTATGATAATTCTTTTCATCAAAATTTACAGATGTATCAGATAATGTCATCATATTATTTATAATATCTGCTTCGTTTTCTTGTTCATTTATCTTGAAAATGGTTTTTTTATATACAAATAATACTATGTCATTTACATCCATTTCTTGTAAATATCCTGATTCTTGTATTTGTTCTAAATATTCCAAAAATAAAATTTGACTTTTTTCACTATAAATGTGCGCTTTTTCTAATGATTTTGTTTGAAATAAGATGTATTCAAAGACTCGAATAAATGCATGTATACCTATTTGAAAATAACTATTATAACTAACCTCATTTAATTTAGACGATATCACTCGTGTAAAATAGTCATTTAATAAAACTATAAACTGATTTATTATTCCATCCTTAAGATTATAATTTTTATTCATTCTATATTATACTATTTTTTAAATTTTTCTCATTCGTTTAAATTTCTATTTTTATTGTTATTTAGCATGAATAATATAATAATTTATGTGTTTATCCATTTAAAGTGAAAAAACATAATTAACTATAAATGGCTGAATTTTCAGATAAAGATACTAAAGAAGAATCAGGATATCGTTTGCCTGAACAAACTACTCTATACCATGCAGCAAAGATTGCAATTGTAGAAGACAAGCCCATCATGATGGATTACTGGACTCATTCCATCGATAAGACCGTTTCTATTGGTGTTAAGGAGAATAACGAAAAGTTACTTGTAAAAAGTGACGACGAATACACAAGTCCTATTATTAAGATTTTTAAGATTGGTCAAGAATATATTATTCAAACTGAGAATTCTATTTATTTGGTAGATTTGAAGATTCCCACAAGAAGGATCAGTACAGTACAATAATTTAATAAATATATAAATTATTGTATTTTTAAGATATTACACAATCTAACATCTGACTAGATGCTGGTTTCACATAATTAAAACTATTATCATACCACAAAGACGCTGAACCTAAAGAAAGTACACCGCCGTCATAATCATATACTGAATGTTGTTTTCCTCTAATTAAAATATCTTGTTCTCTTGCGTTTAAAATCTGACGAATCTGCTGATCTGTTGGTATTTTCCCATTTTGCATTATTATTATAAGTAATAAGTATATTATTTCTAATATTTTTGATAATTTATGTTCTCATTCATTTTTTTTGTTTTTTTTTCATTAAAAGTATTTTAAAAAATTTGAAAATGGACATTTTTAAAATGTCCAAAATCATTTTTTTGAATTTAGTTTTGTTTCAATTTTTTTCACTTTTTTCATTTTAAAGCATATTGCTGTAAATACCAAAAAAAGTATGTAATTGTTGTTACTGAGCTTTTTTTTAATATATTAAAAAAACGATTTAGGCATTTTTTTTGTTACCATTTAATATGGTAAAAATGGTAACAAAAAAATGCCAAAAAGAAGCACCAAATTTTTTATGCAAAGAATGCAACTTTATAACGAGCAAAAAAAGTAACTATGACAAACATATTTTGACTGCAAAACATAAAATGGTAACTAATGGTAACAAAAAAATGCCGAAAAATGCCGCACACATTTGCGAGCGATGTTTGAAAGAATACAAACATGCCTCAGGGTTGTCTCGTCACGTGAAAAAATGCCAAATTGTGAATATTGAAGAAAATGACGTTTCTGAACCGATTATAGCTGTTAAAACTATTGTAAAAGAGCCAGTAGTTAGTAGTAATCAAGTTGTAGAATTAATAAGACAAAATCATGAATTTAAAGATTTACTTGTAGAACAACATAAACAAAATCAAGAGTTACAAAAACAGTTACTTGATGTTGCAAAGGAGGGAAAAACAATCAATAATAATTGTAATCAAACAAATAATTTTAATTTAAATTTCTTTTTAAATGAACAATGTAAAAATGCAGTCAATCTAATGGATTTTGTAAATTCGTTAAACTTGTCTATTGAAGATATTCAAGAGACAGGAAAGTTGGGATATGTTGATGGAATCGGAAGAATATTGGTAAAAGCGTTGAATAACTTAGATGTGACAGAGCGACCAATACATTGCACAGATATAAAACGTGAAACAGTATATGTAAAAGATCAGGATAAATGGGAAATTGACAATACGGAAAAACCTAAATTGAAGGATGCATTATTTGCTATTGAAAAGAAAAATTTGGATTTATTACCTGAATGGCAAAAAGAAAATCCTGAATTTGTAAACATGGATACACCCGAAAATAATGATTTTATAAAAATATCTATTAATTCTTTGGGATCTGATAGACAAGAAGAAAAAGAAAAACAACATAACAAAATTATAAAAACAGTATTGAAAGAAGTAGTGGTAGATAAAAAAAATGTTTAAATATCAGTTTTTAATGTTTGCGTGTTTGTGTCATCTTCTTCATCTTGATTATTTTGATTAAGTTGTTCTTTTAATTCTTCTTGTGTGATTGTTTTTGTTTTTACAACTTTTGTATTGGATTGTTGAACAAAATAAAGTAAATAATTTTTCGCGTTTGCCAAAGCGTTCATACCAGTTATATATGTAATACTTGATGCTACACTTGGTATATCATCATCATATATATATTTTACGCTGTACCACCAGTATGGTGGAATAAAAATAGCGTTTCCTGGCTGAACATCAAATTCTAGTTGTTGTGTTTTTTCAATCAAATGAATATATTCTTTTTGAATATCCCAAATGTTAATAGGTGAGTAAAATTCTAATTTATCGTAATCTTTTATTTCATGCAAATAACTTGAGTATTTCGGTGGTATTAATTTAATTCTTACTTTTCCTGAATGTACACAAAAGAATTTTCGTTGAAATGTATGATATTTTAAAGGTGTTGTACATTCATTACTGGCAAGGTGCAGATCATATTTTGTATGTACTGTAAAATACGGCTTTAAAAATGCGTCATTTGACTCATATAGGTTTTGTAGATTTGTATCATAAACAAAAGATTCATTATCTTCTGTATAATATTTGTTCTTTTTATCATTTTGTAATAATAAAGATGCACTTGAAACATTCAATACAAATTGCTCTCGTTTTTCGTCTGTTATCAATATATTATCTTGTATTTTGTCTAAATATTCAATATTTATATTATCAAAAAACTCTTCATTTACATTTTTCAAATAAAATACGATGGGTTGTTTTATATTACACGTTTCATTAAGATCATTATTGCTTGTATAATCCATTTCATACAACTCTAAATCATTACTTTTTTTAAATTGATCAATCATATGAATATAAATAAATAAAATAATAATAAAAATAATTAACGATATTATAAGACTCATTATTAAATATATATACATTTAATAATGACTTTTTACTTATTAAACGAATTAAATAAGTTAGTTAGATGTTTCTGACTCTCTGATTTGGAAATAATTTTTATTTTCTTTTGAATACCAGGCGCTATGATAGGTCTTATTAATACCTCTATTTGATCTAATACGTTAGGTGGATTATATAAGTATAGATTTTTTAAAGAGTATTCTAAAGCAAAATCGTTTGCTCTTCCTAATCTAATAAAAAGATCATATAATGGCATATATCTTTGGTGTGCTGAAATGGTATAACCGACCCAATTAATATGTAAATTAAATGTACCTACTTCTTGTAAAAATTTTTTACATAGGTTTACAAAATACATAACAATTGTTTCAAAATTTTCTGGATTTGCAAATGTTTTGAATAATGGATAATGAAAGTACAAATCTGTAGAGTTTGGAAGAAAATACATAGTGTTTTTCAAAAGAGTAATGACGTCTAGGTTTGTGCTGACTGTTTTCGCACATTCATACTTTTGTGCTTTTTTAAAAAAGGTATTTTTTTTATTTTCTTTATAATAGTCGTCTTGTAGATTCTTAACTTTTTCAAGTAAATCGTCTTCTTTCATTATATTTTTATAGACTACATATTTATATTAATTAACTACTAATTATTTATTTATCCCATTAATTCTTCCACTTCAGTTTCATTCGTTTTATTATCTGAATCTAATAATTTTTCTTCGTTGTTTTTATTTTCTTCAATAGAAAACATGGTATCGTTGACAACATCCTTATTTACTTCTCCTAAAACTTGTAGTCTTTCATCAAATAATGTTTTATTAACATCCATAGTGAATGTTTGAAGTTTTAAAATTGTTTCTTTTAATTCCCCTAATTCGGCTGCAATTAGATCAAATCGTGCGTTGTACTCTTCTAATACATCCATAATACTTGAATCTGTATTAGTACCAGATAATGAAGTTTCCATTTTCTTTTCTAAACTAAAAAGTTTTGAATTCATCATTTTAAAAGCATCTGCTACTGGAATTACCGAACTTGTACTTGTAGTATTTGTAGTACTTGGAGTTTCACTCGTAGATACTGATGGATCAAATGATGATATAGGTTGTCCTTCTGAATTCCTAACTCTTCTTCTAATTGCGGCTGCGTTTCCTTGACTCATTAATAGTTAAAAAGATTATTTTTTAAATATTTTTATGTAAACATATTTAAGCTTTCATTTCCATTTTTATTGGACTATGATATTTATATTCAGTTTTCCACTCTATATCGTCTAGCCAATAATCGTTAATGTTTTCTTTTTTATTTTTAATTTGTACTTTTGGAAATTCATATGGTTGTCTGAGTATTTGTTCTTTTAATGCTTCATCATGTTCCTCATAAATATGAGCATTTCCTAAAAAATAAACAAATTCTTTAGCTTCTAGATCAGTATGCTTTGCAATAAGATGTGTTAAAAATGAGTATGAAGCAATATTAAATGGCACTCCTAGACCAACATCTCCACTTCTTTGATAAAGGGAACAAGATAAATATTTGTTTTCTGAAACATGAAATTGAGCCATTACATGACATGGTGGTAAAGCCATCTCATCTAGTTGACATGGGTTCCATGCACTCATAATAAGCCTACGAGATCTTCTTCCTTCATCTGTTTTAAGTTGATCAATTATATTTTGAAGTTGATCAATTCCTTTGTTAGAATAATCGGTATTACAGTCATTATATTTAGCATTAAAGTGTCTCCACTGATGTCCATATACAGGACCAAGATCGTTTTCTTCATATTTTAAGTCTCTAGACTTTAAAAATTCTTTTGATCCGTTTGCATCCCATATATGAACCTTCATATCATTTAGTAGTTTGTTACTAGTCTCTCCTTTTATAAACCAGGTTAATTCTTTAAAGCAAGTTTTCCATGCTACTTTTTTAGTAGTAAGAATTGGAATTGTTCCATCATTTAGAGAAAATTTCATCATGTTTCCAAAAATGGATTTAGTAATTCCATTACGAGAGTGTTCAATAGTTCCATTATTTAAAATGTTTTCGATCAACTGTAAATATTGAGTTTCTTCATGAATTGACATAATTCAATATATATTTTCTATGGGTTTTCTATATATAGTTTTACTAGAATGAATTTAGATTTACAAGATGGAGGAGAACCTAATAAAGTATCTTTTATAACTCATGTATTTTCTACTACAGAGGAAGGAAAAGCCGAACTATTAAATGCAGCACAATATGGTATTATGGGGGTTATTCCTGTAGTATTATTGAATAAGCTTGTACAAAAGTTTATTCCTGACGCTGATCCGGAAAAAAATTCTTTAGAAATTATTGTTGAAGTTCTTATTCAATTAATGATAATGTTATCTGGAATTGTATTTATTCATAGAATGATTACTTACCTTCCAAGCTATAGTGGATTCAAATATGAAATGTTAAATATTACAAACGTAATCTTAGCGTTTTTGATTATTATTCTAAGTTTACAAACAAAGATTGGATTGAAAATGAATATTTTACTTGATCGTTTAATGGAATTGTATAATGGTCCATCCGGAGAAAATATGGACAATATGAAAAAAAAGAATGTAAAAAGGGTTAACGGTCATAACCCTAGTCAAGCTGATCATTTAGATGATTCACAAATACAAGGAGGAACATTCCCTCCTGCCCCTGTTCCTACAGTTAGACAACCACAAACTGATGCCTTTGCAAATTCCAGTATGCAAGCTCCTATACAAGATGCGTTTGGTCCTATGGCAGCAAATGCTGCCTTGGGTAGTTCGTTTGGTGCTTTTTAGATAAATTATGTGCATTAATCATATAATTTATTTTTTAACTTGAATCGAGTTTACTAAGTTAATCTGAGCAATCGATTTTTTAATTGCGTGTTCTTTTTGAATATTATGAAACATATATTCTGTATTTGGACTCTGTTCTTTTTTCTTAATCTGTTTATATATTTTTTCAATATTTTCTAATATTGGTTTTATTTTATTCTTATCTTGAATTATTGGAATAGTTCTATCAATACTTTCGATAATTAGAGAAACACCAAAGTAAATTAAATATCGTCGTTTTCTTGAACTACCGTCTGAAAATTTAATACAAAAAGTATTTAATAGTGATTTGATTAGTTTATCTATATATGAATCTTTTTCTGCATAATGCAGTAATGCATCCCATATTAACCATATCGGTTCATTTACATATTTATTTTCAACATTTATATATTGTCTAGATTGAATCGTACATTTATTTTTCTTTTTTTTACAGCTTAAATTAAAATCAATTATCCATTCGATCCAGTAGCAAGCATTCAGCATATTTTTACTTTGATCTGATAAATGAAACATAAATTCGTTAATTGGAATATATAGTTCGTTAGGATCCTCTTTCAAAAAAATAGTACTAGCATATATGTTATTATTAGCTTTCAGCTTTTCTCCAAATTTTATTAAGTCAAATTCGTCTTTTTTTTGAATTTTTAATAATTCAAATGCTGGTTTTTTGTTTGAAAAACACAATATACTGATTATTTCGCAAAATATTGTTCGTATATTATGATCGTTGCGAATATCTAGTTCATTTAAAAATTCTCCACCGTTGATAACCTTTTTAAAATTTTCATATCTATTTTCAATATATAATATTAATTTGGGATTTGCCAAATGAATATGTCTACATACAACAAGAATAATAATATCCCACAATTCTACAAAATGACCTGCACATAATAGCTCAGCACTCCAATAGCAAGATTCTTCAATTTTACAATTAAGAATATTTTGTAATAATTGTTTTCTTACTTCACTTTTCTTATGATTTGAAAAAGAATATCCTTGAAAATCTTTACTAGTTCTTATATCATTAATTAAATCCATATATTAAAAATAAATTATATATAAACCTATTTATAAATAAAACTAGGAATAAACTAATGAAATATAAAATTCGTTTTTTTTCTAGCTTTGGTAACCCGAATGAATGCGGAAAAATTCTTGATCGTTTATGTGAAACGTCATTAATGGAAAATGTCGGAAAAGGTAAAGAAATAGAGATAACAGTTAATGATGATTATACACATGTAATTATTTTGAATACAGCTATGCCAATTATTCCTAAACATATAGATAAAAAAAATGTTATTGGGTTAGCGTTTGAGCCAAGATTATTTTTAGGATTATCTCAGTCATTTGTAGATTATGCCAAAGACAATATAGGTAAATATTTGTTAGGTGATAAATATGATTTACAAGAACCTTTTATTGAACATTTTTCGTATATGTGGTA